ATCTATTTCACTAAAATGAAACCCCCCTTGGGATTAAAAACCCAAGGAGGGGTGGTTTCATCCCGAAAACGGTATGCTTGCTCCCCGCCTTTGAGGGCGGTGTCGCAACCGTTCGGGATGAAAAAGATAAAGATGCGTCGCTCAATCGCTCGACTTGAATGCTGCTCAAACGCTCTAAACGACGCGCTGATGCGTTTTGATTGCTGGATGGTGTGATGACAGCGGACATGGGTTTGGGTGCGCTAGAATCGAATCGTTCGGAGAACCTAGTTTTGGCAGTGGAATGGTGGCCGACGGGGCATCTAACTTTCTACGCGGTAAAAAGTTCTCGCGCAAGAGTTCGATACGCTAACTCGGCGGTTGCCGGGACAACACCGTTTCCGAGGAGACGAAGTTCGTCGATGCGGCTGTCATGCGCGTGGCATAGCCGCTCGTAATCCGATAGGGATTCCCAGTGGGCATAACCCATCCAACGGGTATCCCCATCAATGTCTCCACCCATCTCGGATTCAGGCGATATGTCGATGACACGGGGTGGTTCCCATTCACATCGGTTGTCTCTGCTAGGACGGCTCGGCCAAACTCGACCGAATAAACCTTTCTGGCCAACTGATCCTCCCGATTCCGATCCGTCACCGCATACATCCATGCTCCCGGTGAATCCTTCCCATCCCGCGCCGATGCGGTGGGCCAGGATGAAGATTCGCTTCCTGCGATGCGGTGCGCCGACTTCAGACGCTGAGAATATGCCGCTCGCAACGCGGTAATGAAGCCTTTCCAATCTCTCGATGCAGTGTCCGAAAACGCTAGAACCGTCTGGCATTCGCGCGGTGAGCAATCCTTCGACGTTTTCGGCGAAGAGCATTCCCGGCTGCATGATGGCGATTCCATCGGCAATGATGTCGAACAACCATCGCTCGTCATCGACCGCTTTTCGCTGTCCAGCGACACTGACTGGCTGACATGGCCAACCAAATGAGAGAATCCCGCCAGCCATGAGTCGAGTGAAACTGCTCCAGGGGAAAGTTCGAACGTCCGCGAAAACAGGGGCTGCATCCAAGAGTCCGTTTTCCATTTTCGCAACCAAGTTCGAGACGGCAAATGCTTCCCTCTCGCAGTAAGCGACTGCTCGAAGATTCGGGATACAGCGGTGCAGTCCAAGGCCGATGCCTTCGTATCCTGAGCAAAGGCTGACGTAAGGGATGATGGGAGAATGATGACGCATGGATTCATGGCTTCACTCGCTCCGCCACCGGATAAACATCGTAATCCTCCGGCACTTCGACCGGGACGACGCGAATGCGGCCTTGAGTATACTCGCCAGGGTTCAGTTCTCGCGCCGTCGTTTCCGCCTCCTTGCGCGTGGTGTATTCGAGCGTTTCGAAACGAACGACCCGTTCCTTTAAGTCGCTCCAGCCAATCGCGCCGGATATCTGAACCTTGAAGCGGGGCGGGGCGAATAGATTGCGGCTGCTCATGGATAGATTCCTCCATTGCGGAAGAGCGAGATAAGATAGACCGCATCGTCAATCATCTCCTCCCGTCGCGTGCGGCCATCGTCGCTCGCATCCTTGTACATGCGCGCGTAGAAAAGAGAGTCTTCAAGACGATCTACGATTCGTTCCGCGATGGTCATGCGATGCAAAATCTCTCGCGTGATGGTAATCGGCGGAATGTACGAGGCATCCTCAAGCCGACAAAGCAGCCCCACCATTTCATCGTGCGTCATGTTGCGCGCCTCTAGTTCTGCGGTTGTCATTGCAGCGTCTCCGGTTCGCCCTGCTGGATGATCTTGTCGCCATGCTCGCGCTCGATGATGAGTTCCAGAATCTGCTCGCCATTCGCGGCGACGATGGAGCAGATATGCTTGTCGTCGTCATAGATAGAGAGCGGTTTGACGCCCTGAGTTTCGCACTCGCCAGTCACGATTGCGTTGAACAGGTCGATGATCGTCTGAGCGTTCTGCTTCGATTGGATGGTTAGTTTCATTGGTTCTTAGGGTTTCAACGGACGCTGAAAGGGTGGGTTTCGGTGGCAACTGTAAAGGATTCCTTGACGGTTGAAATTCGGTCGAGTTCGCGCATGACACGTCGGCCATACGCGCGTGATGATGATCTTCTAAGGGCTTTTGGCCCACCTTGCCAGAGTCGAGCTAAAGATTCGTCGCTGAGATTGCGTCCGTAATGCGCGAAGTAGGACTCTGCGATGAAGATCGAGATGGCGCGGTTGGTTACCTGTTGGTGCGCGTAGTGCGTTCCCATGATTCGATTCACGTCGCGGACCATGATCGATTTGATCTGAAGCGCGCCGAGTTCGCCGTGTTTGCCGCGCGCATGATCGTTTCCACCGGATTCGACCTGAATGAGGGCCGAGAGAAGCAATGGATGCATGATTTGATTCGGTTTTGCGTAGTTTTCGTTGGATTTACTGCTCGGCTTGCCAATGTCCGGTTTCCTTTTGCCCTTGGTTCACGTTGACCATGCGCCATGCGCCGCAAGGGCAGACTTCTTTGACCGTCGCCCATCCATGCGCGCGGGGATTCGGTTTGTCGCATTCGACCGGACCAGCGAAACAGCGAGTGATAAATGTCCTTGGTTTGTGAATGTGTTTCTTCATGGCTGACCTTTCTCGCGAACCACACGTCCGCCGAATCGTTTGACCAGTCGATGCGCGTCGCGTTTGGCGTTTCGACCTTGAAACGTGTATTCACTCCTTCCGTAAAATGCCGTCCAATAGACTTTCATAGCTGGCCTTTCGCCTTGGCGATTACCTCGCGCGCGTAGTCCAAATCCTCGTCGTCGGCCATGGGGTGCGTGAGGCGTTCGAGAGCGTCCAAAAGCTCAGGCGCGGAGGCGATGAGGCGGGCGTTGGATTCGTCATGGATCATGTCCTGACGAACGCACGCAACCCCTTCTTCCCTTGCGGACAGAACGCACCATCCGCTCCTTCCAAATTCAGCCTTCCACGGGGAATGACTTGTGCATTGTAATAGATTCATTTTTCGTTCTCTTCGATTTGTTGTTCCCAGTCTTTCCAATCTTTCAGGACTTCATGCCCTGCGGGAATTGCTTTCGCAATCTTGCGCGTGATGTAAAGCAGACGCTGATATTTGCCCTCTTCGCGTGCGTGGGCCGCATAGGCGCGCAGGTAAAGTTCCCGATAGGTTGGCTGTTTGGTTTTCATGCGTTGGTGACGCTGTATTCCGACGCGAAACGAATGCCTTCGGCGCGGCCTGATTCGCCGCCGCCCAGGACGATTGACTCGCATGCGGAGTCCGACAGTTGTCGGGAAAAGGCATTCCAGTGTTCGCGCGCGTCGCAATGCGGAATTCCGCAATCGCGGTGCAGGATATGCGCGAAGGAGGAGAAAAAGTCGTTTCGGACCTCGCTGACTTGCTCGTCCATGCCGATTTCACGCATCAAATCAGCCTCCAGGCGCGTCAGGCGCATGTTGGGGAGAATGCGTTCCACGACAAATACCTGCGCGTCGGCCCAGAGTTCCGGTCCGGCATTGGTGCGGACGTACAGACTGAGGTCGTCGAAAAGATAGAAGCGAGTTGCGTCAGGCCTTGGGTCGTCCTGAAAAGTTTCGCGCAGATTGTCCGCGAAATGTTCGAATGAGGTTTCAACAAGTTGCTGCTCCTCCTCGTCCAGGCGCGCGTCCATGCGGTAGTTATGGTGCAGGTACGCGCGGACGGATTGCGGCAGATCATGCGCGTCAAATGCGCGGATTGCAGGGTCGAAGAATTGAATCTCTTGGATGATTTGATGGATTGTTTTCATGCTTTGGATTTGTTGCGGATAGATTGGCCTACCCTTTCGCACCAGGCTTTCGCATGGCGCGCGGAGGATGGGTCAACGGTTTACCGCCGGATGATTCTGGTCGACCGCGTAAATATGAAGATGCGCCGTGCCTTTCGGCGCGCGGTAATTTGCCAGCGCAACCGGCCGCACATGGGACATGTCGCTGCGCGCGCGTACCCATCTGTCTACCTTGTCCAAATCTGCGAATGGAACAGCCCACGCGCAGCGTGAGACACCGCCCGTCGCACCGCCCCAATAGGACATGGCGCGGTCCTTGGCGACAATTGCCCAAAGGTGCGTTTTCTTTTGCTCTTCGTTTCTATCGTCAACGGTTTTCATGGTTTTGATTGGATGGTTTAGGATAGGTTGAAATGCGCGCGGAAATCGGAATAGTCGTAACACAAGTCCGTGGCGAAGCGGTAAACACCAATGTCCTCCGCCCCGTCCGCGCGTCTGATCGTGACGAACTGCCACTTTTCGGCATGCATGATGAAAGGCTCTTCAAAGGCGCGCGCGCGTAGGAATTCCACAAGTTTCATTCGAAGGATCCTTTCAAATAGAGGAACTCCCGACGTGTTTCCTTGGAGTCAAACTCCGGCCGCAGGGTGACGGTCTTTCCGTCGCGAAAGGCTATCGTTGCCCCGTTATTCCTGCGCGCGCCCCATTGATTGAACAGGCGCGAAAAGTCGACGGCCGACTCTATCGTTTCAAACGTCCAGTGTGTCATATGGTTTTTTATTCGTTGGGTTTTGAATCTTAGAAAGTGCAGCAGCCGCAGCATGGCGCATCTTCACAACGGCCGCGTGCATTGCGCGTGCCCGTCCAGCCTGAGGAGAGTTTGACGCAGACTAGATCGGTGCTTTGCGCCATGCGGCCGGTGCATGCGTTGCAATCTATGCGCCATGCGCGATTGCGTTTTGAAACAGTGCCAAGGCCTGAGGGAACGTATTCGTGGCATTGGACACATTGGCCCGGATATCGGTTGATCATTTGATTGATTGATTGAGTTTTGATTGAGACTAAAGACACGTTGCAACCTACGCTTTCGCATAGGCTGATACGTTGCTTTAACCCACGACAAAGCCCGTGGCGTCGGTCTTTGCTTTACCCTTGGCGGTCAGGCCGACGACCACACCCTTAGGATCTAAGAATCGGAGGTCGTTTTCGTCGCCATTAATGACCGGATATCCGTTCCAATGCGTAGGCAAAGACTTTCGAAAAACGACCGCCACATTGCCCCCACGCTTTAAGACCTCGAGGCATTGGCTTTCGTTAGCTTCGGAGCGCGAAAAGGTCAGGGAATAATTGGACGGGAGTTTTCCATCTAGGAAGGTCAGCATGCGGTCGTAATTTTTGGTATAATCGTAAAAACGGGTCGTTTTGAATGCTTGGATGACCGAGTACCGTTCCCATCCGATATCGGATGTTCCGTTCAAACGGATTACCGGATGCATGCGTTTGGCCTTGGCCTTTCGAATAACCGAAGCCACGTTTTCGGTCAGCGTCGCAAGGAAGGCCTGACGGTCTTTGACGTAATGAACGGTCTTTGCGATGCGCGCCTTTTGGACGCTGTTAAACGCGCCACGACCGGCCGAGTAAAGGCACGTTTGACGGCATCCGTCGGATGCATTGACACACACGTTTATGAGGCCTGACAGGCGGTCAGGTGCAAGATAGAGAATTCCGGTCATGAAGCCACGCTTCTGGCCTTTGACGGTCTTTGCGTTGGTGTCGACGGATAGGAGGTTTTTCATTGGGTTTTTAGAATTGAGATTTGAAGAAAATCAGGAAGAAAGCATAGCTGGCGACGGCGTAAAGGAAGGCTAAGGCTAGGAAGGAGAGGAGTTTTCGTTTCATGGATTAGATAGCGTTGGTGTCGATGAAAGCGGTTTGAGGGATGACCAGATTCAAAACCCAATGTCCCTCGTCACCGTCGCCAGACTCGGAAACATGGACGCGTTGGTCGTCACCGAAAATAGTGACGCTGCAACCGATACGGTCGTAATCTACGTCGACGTAATGGCGTTGCAGGAAACCGACGGCAGCGTCAATTGCCTCAAGCGACGGCAGGGTGACGGTGACTAGTTGAGCCGTGGCTACGCTATCGGCCACTGCGGTGAGGATTTGGTGGAATTCGTTTTTCATGACGGGATGACGATAGGTGAGGTGAAATGAGGAGTCAACAAAGTTTTCCAAACTTTTTTTTGCAACCTGGTTGAAGCCCACGGGGTTGGAAAACTGGCGAAAAACTGGCGTTGCAAGCGGCCATGCATCACCCGATCATTTCAGAATGACGGCCAAGCAATGGGAGAGAGCGAAAGCGGAATATCTCAGCGGAAGAGAGTGGCAAGCGATTGCAAGCGATTTGAGCGTGCCGATCAATACTCTGCGGAGTAGAGCGTGCCGAGAAGGTGTGACAAAAGTGAAGGCGCAAATGCAAACGGTTTGCAAAGAAAAGAAAACCGAATCCTTAGAAACGCTCTCGGCTCTTGTCCGAAACAAGCTAGCGGCCGATGCCGCAAGTACACTTGAAAGGATAGACAGCTATGACTTGGACGGCATCAAGGATGAAAGCGTGCGTGAAACTATCCTTGGTAGCGTGGCAAAGCGCTCTGCGTTGGTGTTCGGCTGGTCGGAACAAGGTGAAGCGGCGTCTGTGTCAATCAATTTACTCGGATCGATGCCGGATCGGTCATTCGAAGTGAACGTGACGAACGAATCCGAAACGAAGTAAACATAACACACATTGGGCATCGCTGGCGTTCTAATGGACTGGATTAGATGAGCTAATGACGGAAAAGGATTGTTTTCCTGTGGGGAATAGGCGATGGCGGAGCCGACCGACCGCCCCCTTTTGGGGTGGGCTTCGTTTACGATACCCCCCTCAAAAATTTTCCGCCTTTTTGACCATGCTAAACAAAATCAAAATTGGTCAAAGTATTTCTCTCTCAACAGCGGAACGTAAGCTCGCCCATTTCGTAGCCAAGAATCGAAATGGTAAGAATCGATATTTCAATGTGGTGAACCTAAAAATCAGCGCGGAAGATCCGCATACGGTCGATCTTGAGGGGATTTGTGGTGAGCTGGCTTTCTGCAAGCTGTTCAATGTTTATCCTGATCTGGATACGGATCGTAATCCTCCGCATCCGCTTTACGACGCGCTTGTCCCGCCACCGCCGGGATTTCGCATCGATGTAAAAACGACCAAGTATGACAATGGAAAGCTATTGGTCGATGCGCGCAAAGGATTGAAAACCGACGGAGTGGATTTCTACGCTCTGATGACGGGAACCTTCCCAGGTCCGTACACATTCCGTGGAGTCATCGCGAAGGAGCATATCATCCAGCCTCACAAACTTGGCCTACTTTGTGGATACAAGAGCTACATGGCGGAGCAGTCGGAGCTGACCGATGAGTTTGCGGCCAATTACTAATTGTGATTGACACTTTAGTCGCCCTTGTGCGTCAGTGCGCGTAACGACCTTAAGCAATGCGGAGGCTTGGTCAGCCATCGCAAAACCGTCTAAGCGGCAATGACACTCCGCGTGTAGCAGGTTGGATAATCAGCCACCGTGTGGTGGATAGATGGCCAACCATAACGCAGATAACGTCGGTTTAATTTCATAATCTCATGGCTTGTCCTAATGTCTTCAACGCCTTCGCGG